AAATAATGGAATATTTAAAAATCAATCATCCGGGAAAAATCGGCTTTCACATTCCCAGTTGGATATCGCCGTTCGTTTCTTTTTCTACAATTGCCGCGGCATATTTAAAAGGTCAAAGCGATATCAATAAACTGAAGGATTTTTATAATAAGCATCGCGCGGAGCCGTGGAAACTATTTACCATATCCAAAGATGAGGCTGGCATCCTGGCATCTAAATGCGATGTTCCGCCTCAAACAGTTCCGGAAGAAGCAATCGCGCTGACATGCGGTGTGGACGTTCAGAAACACGGCTTTTGGTTTGTTGTTCGCGCCTGGACGTCAGAATTGAAAAATTGGTTAATCCATTACGGATTTTTGGAAACATGGGCCAATGTCGAAAAATTAATATTTGAATCGACATATCCGGGACAAACAAAGCCAATGCGGATATTCCGCGCCTGTATCGATACCGGAGGTGGCGACAAAACAGAATACATGAGTATGACAGAAGAAACTTATTTCTGGCTCATTAGAAACCGCGGCCGTGATGGAGTAGCAATTTGGGGAACAAAAGGCGCAAGCCATGCACTTCCCGGCATGTTACAACTGGGCAACCAGATCATATCCACCCCGTCCGGGAAAAAACTTCCGGCCGGTTTGCGCATCCTTTCCATAGACACCAGCAAAGCAAAAGATCAATTCCATTATCGGCTGGAATTAGCAACTAAAGATGACACCAGGCATTTGCCCGGCGCCGCTTTTTTGCATAGCGACACCGGATCCGATTATGCCGTTCAGATATTGGCGGAGAAAAAACAGCTTGTCGAAAAAAATATTGAAGAATGGGTGAACGTGCATCAGCGTCCTAATCATTTACTCGACGCTGAAATACTGGCCGCGGCCTGTGTAGAAATGGAATTTCCTGGCGGCGGTTTGCGGCTTTTGGCCGAACGCCTCAAACAACGCAACGCATCAGCCGGCGAAGTGAAAAAAAGTAGTCCAGGAGTAGCAAAATCAAATTGGATGACAAGGAAATAACAATGAGAAAACGCCAGTTTAAAAAATATTTAAAAAAAGAAATTAAAAAATATATCCACAACAGGATGCAAAATTTAAAATTAATTCCTGAATCAGAAAGGAATTTATTTTTATTAGATCCGATCAGAGATATTGAACCATTGCCATTGCCTCGTTCTAAGATTTCCTTTGAGAAATTTACAGAAGAAATACAGGAGAAACTTGCCAAAGCTTTGGGCGTTCCGGAAAAGTATTTAAAAGAAAAAAGATAATTAGAGGGAAATTTTTTGACCAACACCGACGACAAATATTTAAAAATTCAGAAAGTCATGTCCATACTGGACTGTACCGATCGGCATGTTTACGATCTCGTTGCATCCAAGGACTTAATAGCCATAAGAATCGGTACCCAGGCCAAGAGAATTTCCGAAAAATCGTTAAATGACTATATCGAACGCAACAAAATAAATCCGGATGATTTACTAGATCCAGACAATGAAAATGTCCAGCCGGCATCGCCGTCAAACAAGCCGGTCGCCAAGTCTAATTGGATGCGAAAATAGAAAAATGAATTATCTCGACTTTTTAAAATCAAAAATTGAGATTGCTAAAGAAACAGGGTTTTGTATATCTGACAACGATATCAGCCCGATCTTAAAGCCACATCAGCGCGATGCCGTAAAATGGGCAATAAAGGGCGGTCGCCGCGCGTTATTTGAATCCTTTGGCCTCGGGAAAACAATTCAGGAATTGGAATTTTGCCGGATTGTTACGGCGCGTATTGGCGGAAAAGCGCTTATTGTTTTACCTCTGGGCGTCAAGCAGGAATTCACTCACGATGCGGTTGAACTTCTAAAAATTGAAACTCCGCAATATGTCCGCAATATGGAAGAAGTCAAAGCGACTGACAGTTCTATTTTGCTGACAAACTATGAGCGCGTCCGGGACGGCGACATTGATCCGACATATTTCACAGCAACGTCACTCGACGAAGCGTCGGTTCTCCGGTCCTTCGGTTCTAAAACATATCAAACCTTTTTGACATTGTTTAAAGGCGTACCTTTTAAACTGGTTGCCACTGCGACCCCATCACCGAATAAATATAAAGAGCTTATTCACTATGCCGGATATCTGGAGGTAATGGACACTGGCCAGGCACTGACGCGATTCTTTCAACGTGATTCTACGAAGGCAAACAATCTGACCCTTTACCCTCACAAAGAGGACGAATTCTGGCTGTGGGTATCAACGTGGGCGTTGTTTATTACAAAACCATCCGACCTTGGCTACGATGACACTGGCTATGATTTGCCGCCATTTCAGGTGATTTATCACGAAATATCAGCCGACCACTCCACGGCCGGAGCGGATAAAGATGGACAAGGAAAACTATTCAGGGAAGCGGCAACCGGTTTAAAGGATGCCGCTAAAGAAAAACGTGACAGTATTGATAACCGGATAGATAAAATGCTGGAAATTATAGACGATGTGCCGGCAGATCATTTCATTCTCTGGCACGATCTCGAAGCGGAACGTCATGCAATTAAAAAATCATTACCTGCAGCTATTGAAATTTATGGCAGTCAGGATATTGATTTGCGCGAGGAACGCGTTATGGCGTTCGCCAATGGTAAATTTAAATATCTGGCCACAAAACCGGAATTGTCAGGGTCCGGATGTAACTTTCAATATCATTGCCATAAAGAAATCTTCCTGGGTATTGGTTACAAATTCAACGATTTTATTCAGAGTATCCATCGCGTCTACCGTTTCATGCAAAAAGAACCGGTACAAATCCATATCATTCACACCGAAAGCGAAAGGGCAGTCTTAAAAGCTCTTTTGGAAAAATGGCAGCAACACAATTATCTTGTCGATAAGATGATTGATCTTATCAGAAGGCACGGGCTGTCCAATACCAGCATCATGGATAAACTGTCCAGAAAAATTGGAGTGGAGAGAGTTAAAGTTAAAGGTGAGCACTATATAGCGGTTCTGAATGATTGTATTGATGAAGCGGCAAAGATGGCCGAAAACAGTATTGATTTAATTCATACCTCAATACCGTTTTCTAATCATTACGAATATACGCCGAGCTATAACGATTTCGGTCATAACGAAAATACGGCGCGATTCTTTGAACAGATGGATTATTTATCGCCGAACCTTCTCCGGATATTGAAACCGGGTCGTGTTTTCGCGTGTCATGTCAAAGACAGGGTTCTCTTTGGGAACTCCACGGGTACCGGAATGCCGACAATGGAACCTTTTCATGCTCTGTGTATTCAACATTATATGCGGCATGGCTTTCAGTATTTCGGCATGATCACGGTTGTCACTGATGTTGTCAGGGAAAATAATCAAACCTACCGTCTCGGATGGACTGAATGCACAAAGGACGGTACCAAAATGGGCGTTGGTTGCCCGGAATATATTTTACTCTTTCGTAAACTTCCCACCGACACCAGCCGGGCCTATGCCGACGAACCGGTTGTCAAAACAAAAGAAGAATACACCCGTGCTCAATGGCAGATTGACGCTCATGCGTTTTGGCGTTCATCCGGCAACAGATTAATGTGTAAAGACGAACTCGAACAAATACCCGTTGAAAATTTACAGAGTGTTTATCGGGAATTCAGCCGCAATGCCATTTATAATTACGATGATCACGTTTCTTTGGCGAAAAAACTTGATGAAAAAGGAGCGCTGCCTGCTTCATTTATGGTTGTGGCGCCTGGTTCATGGAACGATCAGGTGTGGGACGACATTAACCGGATGCATACTTTAAATATGGATCAAGTTACCAAAGGACGGGAAATGCACGTTTGCCCACTGCAGCTGGACATCGTTGAGCGGATAATAAATCGTTATTCTAATAAACGCGATGTTGTTTTTGATCCGTTCGGCGGTCTGTTTACCGTAGGATATCAGGCTATTTTGATGGGCCGTAATGCTTATATGTGTGAATTGAACTCCGATTATTTTCGCGATGGAATTGGATATTTAAAAGCGGCTGAAGATAAAGTTGACATGCCGACACTTTTTGATTTGGCAATATAGGAATAAAAAATGATTCCTGAACAACTTGAATTAAATTTAATACCGACAAAAGAACAAATTTGTTTGATGTGTCATTTATCGTCCGAATGTTTGGAGTGCTGTAAAAAATGTAAAAAGAACTGCAGCGGACAAGTCTGTGGATTAAAGTGTAATCCCGAAAATGAAATCGGTCGATGGCAAGCGTGGAGGCATATCATAAGAGAACATCCACGCTATAAAAAGATTGTTAAACAATTCAATCAGCTAGGTAATAATAATGTCAATCAAAAAAACAATTCACGCGGTTGATCTCTTTTGCGGTGCAGGCAGCTGAGATAATCTCTGAAACAGAAAACGATGAATAAAACTAAGGAGATGATTACAATGAAAATCTGTCAAAAACATTGGGATAAATTGAGAAAAGAAATTGACGATAAAGGATTGTCTCATTTGATAGCAAAAAACGGAAAGGATGCCATTAAAAATATTGTGGAAGGGGAACCAAGTTATGATCCGCTGATGGCTGCTAATATGATGATCTGGGAAAGAGCTATAAAGTCTTACGGATTAGAAATTATGAATCGTGAAGACGGTAAATGTTGTCCTATTTGTTTTGATCAAGAAATTTGGATCGGAAAGCCAATAAAGGAAGGGTCAGCAGAGTTATTAACAGAAGAATATTTAGATAATTTTTGGATAGTTAAGTTAATTGAATTTATTCATTCTCGATGTATTGAAAAAGGCTTAGTTCCTCCGAAGCAATGAAGCAGCCGAAGAGTGAGGTGGACGTGCGGCGTGGAAAGCAGACACGCGCAACCGAGTAGGCATAAGAGGTAACAGTGAACATGAAACGAAGCAATAACCCCGGAAAGCGCGAACGGCAGGCTGGAAAACGCCATAGGCGTGCCCTTGTGTGGTCATCACTCATGGGATCGGATGTCGCACCGTTGAAGGTCGGACGCAGTCATTCCGGGCGCTGGATGCGGAAACTTCTGACTGTGGCCGATAGCCGAAAAGTAAAACTCGCAAAAGGTATCGAGGAGAGCGACAGGCAGTACCAGCCGGAGTAGCGCCCGGCCATGTTCACCTTGCTTTTTGGTTAGCTTATTTAACAGAGACAACGCGGCGCAAAGGGGGCGCGGGTAGTGGCATGAAATATAAGATTGAAATTTTTATCTCATACTTATTTTGGCTGCCGGTATTGATCGTCCTGTCTGTCGGAGAAAAGATAAAAACATTTTTAACAAAGGAAGAAAATGTCGAACAAAAAAGCAATTCACGCAGTTGATTTATTTTGTGGTGCCGGCGGCACATCGAGCGGATTATATCAAGCCTGTCATTCGATGGGAAGAAATGTCGATTTACTGGCAATTAACCACTGGCAGACTGCCATTGATACCCATGCCGTAAATCATCCCGGAGCGCGTCATATTTGCGCTACGCTGGAAAGTATCCGGCCGGAATCTGTTATCAATAACGGCCATCTTAATATTTTAGTTGCCTCTCCGGAATGCACCCATCATTCAGTTGCCCGTGGTGGACGGCCAGTCAATGACCAATTAAGGGCGTCAGCCTGGCTTATTTTGCGCTGGCTTGAATCTTTGCGCGTGGACAACCTTCTTATTGAGAATGTCCAGGAATTTCAAAACTGGGGACCGATAGGCTCAAATGGTCGGCCTTTAAAAAGTAGGCGTGGAGAAACTTTCCAAGCCTTTATTGCTGCATTACGTTCTTTCGGTTATTCCGTCGAATATAATGTATTGAATGCCGCCGATTATGGCGATCCCACAACACGCCGTCGCTTGTTTATTCTGGCAAGACGCGCCGGAAAAAAAATAAAATGGCCGGAGCCTACGCATGGTGATCCTGATTTATTTACCGATAGAAAGCCTTACCGGACAGCGCGAGAAATAATAGATTGGAATATCAAAGGTAATCCAATTTCAGAGCGTAAGCGGCCATTATCACCAAACACAATGCGCCGTATTCTGGCTGGCATAAAGAAATTCAGCGGTGAATCTTTTATTGTTCACATGCGCGGATCGAGCGAAGCTCAGATTGATGGATCGGCAAGGTCAGTCAATGAGCCTATTCCCACAGTAACGGCCAGCGGCGGCGGTCATTTTAATTTATGCGAACCGTTTTTAGTACATCTCCGGGGAACAAAAGATTGTCATATTAACCATTCTGCCAGATCAATTGATAAGCCGGTCCGTACATTATCAGCAAACGGCCAGCATGTCGCACTATGCGAACCTTTTGTCATTCATACAAATCATGAAGGTGGAGACAGATCGCATAGTATAAATAATCCATTACCGACAATTACCGCAGCGCATCGCGGAGAAATGGCTTTAGTTGAGCCATTTATCATACCTATTGACCATAAAGGATCACGCGAAGGCGGAGCATCGTCGATTGATAATCCGCTTAGCACAATAACAACAAAAGCCCGTCATTGCCTATGCGAACCGTTCCTCGTTCAGTATCATGGCGGAAAAGACGCAGAAAAAAGGACATATCCTATCGATAAACCTATTCCTACACTTGATACATCAAACCGTTTTGCTATATGCGAGCCGTTTCTTTTCCACTTCCGCGGCCAGGACGACGGACGGCCACTTGATGAGCCGGTGCCGGCGCTTACAACAAAAGATCATCTAGGATTATGCGAGCCGTTCATTGTCAAATATTTTGGCAACGGTGTCGGGTGTCACAGTATTAACGAACCCCTGGACACTATCACAACAAAGGATCGTTTTGGCCTGGTTGAAGTTTCCGGGAAATATCAGATCGACATACGATTCCGGATGCTCCAGCCACACGAACTCGCTGCGGCCATGAGTTTTGATAATTATAAATTTACAGGAAATCGCGGCGATCAGGTTAAGCAGATAGGGAATGCCGTACCCGTAAAAGTGGCACGGGCACTTTGCGAATCATTATTAAGCAATTAATAAAGGAGAAATTATGGAATTTACTATCAATCGTGAAACCTTCCTGGAAGGTATTCAAAAAACGTTGGGGATTGTTGAGGGGAAGACTTCTATACCGATTATGCAAAATCTTCTTATACGAACTGTAGAGGAAAATGACGGTATAGAAATTCTAGCTACGAATCGGGAAATCGGCATCAGAACAAATTATGATGCAAGTGTCATTAAATCCGGTGAACTGACAATTCCGGCGAAGAAATTAAACGAGATCGTCCGTGAGCTGCAGGGCGAAACAGTTCATCTGGTAACTAAAGGGAAAGGTGCCGCTGTAATAACCAGTAATAAAACAGTCTGCAAGATAAACGGAATGACAGCAGCCGATTATCCGGATATGACCAATCCTGATGACGTCGAATCGTTCGCGATTGCGCCTTCCCTTCTATGTGACATGCTGAAAAAAGTATCCTATGCGACACTAAAAGACGAAACGTCAAAAAACATATCGGGAGTATTTCTGCAAAAAATAGTCAATAGCGACAGCGCATCAATTCGTATGGCCGCTACCGATTTTCATCGTCTTGCCGTTGTTGCGACCGTAATCACCGGAATGACAAACCTGCCTATTCCTGAAAATGGCGTCATTCTTCCCCGAAAAGGATTCTCCGAAATAAGAAAAATAGCAGAAAGCGCAGAGGAAGACGTGACAATCGGTTTTGCGAAGGGATCCTGCATTGTAGAGGCCGATAAGACGACGCTTCGCGTTAGTCTTATTGACAGCAATTATCCGGATATTGAGCGGGTTATCCCGGATGAATCAGTGAAGGGTATCATTACGATCTCCGCTGTGCGGGATACATTTCTTCACGCGCTGCGCCGTATGGCTATATACGGAATCTGATGCTTGCTGGATATTCATGACGGGGCTATTCATCTGGAGGCTAAGGACCCGAATATCGGAGAGATCAAAGACGAAATAGAAATCGAAACTCTAACAAACGGAGCAGAGAGAGTCGTTAAATTTAACGTCCGGTATCTTACCGAGGCTATCGAAGCCGTAAGTGACGAAAAAGTTACCATGAATATTCCTTCCGGTATGGGCGGTTGTGTCATTCGCGGCGCCAGAGATAAAAATTATTTTGCAATCGTCATGCCGCTGAGAGATTAAAAAAGGGGCAAAATGAAAACATCTTATTTTGGCAACAAGAAGGCATCGGCGGATCCGAACGCGATAAGTATCGCGCGTTGGCCTCCGCGATGGTGGGGATCGCGCAACCGTTATATTACCTTGGCTCCGTCGAGAGATTTACTCAATCTTTCCAAAGCCGGCCTTCCCTGGTTGGATTATGTTCGTGAGTACCGCCAGAGCGTATTGGATAAACTCAATTCTGAAAAGGTATTTTCCGATTTGGGTGCGGATGCCATTTTAATGTGTTGGGAAAAACCAGGGGAAGATTGCCATCGCCGCCTAGTCGCTGAATGGCTGGAAAAGCATCTTGACATTAAAGTCCCGGAGTTATAAAAAAGTAATTGTCATTTTCATTTTTGCGGCAATCCAGGGGAGAAAAGCTATGAGCGAAAAAAAAGTTGATCAGAGAGTGCTCGCAGATCTGCGGGAATGGATTGGCGTTAGCGAAGACAAGGTTAGCGATGATGAACTTTTAAAGGAAAGTGGAAGCGTCCGTCAACGATTAGAGTTTCATTACGCGCTCAGAGATTGCGGTACAGCAATTGTAGAAGAATTTAATCGCTTCATACTTTTTTTAAGAGGGAAAAAATCATGAGTGAAAAACAAATAATGACGGTCCCGCGAAAGGCTGGAGTTGATCCTCATTGTGAAACTGTATATCCAAATCATTATTGTCCATATATTCAACTGGGATGTACAGGATGTAAATTAAAATATATAGATTTTTCACCTTGTTCGGTATCGGCATTCCTTCTCTTATTAAAAATAAATCTGGATTCCCGCCTTCGCGGGAATGACAAAGGAGAAATCTGATGCGTGGAAAAGAATCAAATACGAGAAAAGCACCATGGAAAGATTACAAAGGCAATGAAATTCATGAAGGTGATATAATAGTACATCCCTCCGGACAAAATGGCATGGTTATGTTTCATCAAGAAAGAAAAGAACCTAGCGATCAGTGGACGGTAAATTATGGCGGTTATTTAGAATCGAGGTTATGTCTCCAAATAGGAGACAAAGGACAAGCCGTTGTGTTTCGCACATAACTGCCAATAACTGGATTCCCGCCTTCGCGGGAATGACAAATAATTCAACCAGGCCGGGATCATCCCGGCCTTTTCTATTCACTTTTTAGTGAGCCTGTGTCCCGATTCATAGGGACCAAAGCGAACTATCCCGCTCCGATTAATCGGAGCTAGGGACACCCTTCACCCTTTACTTAATTACTTAAATCTTAAATCTTAAAACGTCTCTTTATTCAAATCGATTATCCCGCGTCGCTTCGCTCCTGGGATAATTCGTCCTACGCTTCGAGCTTCGCTATGCTTGCTCTTAGCGTGGACTCATTAATAAAATAGTCGAAAATATTAATTGACATCTGCATTTTTTTTGAACAGGCCGGAACAGGCCGGAACAGGGCGTCTTGTTGACGCTCTTTTTTTTTGAGATTCTAGCATCGCATTAGGGATTCTCCTTTCAATTTTAAACCGGATGTAGCCGGAATAGCCAGCCGGCTTCATCCACAAAAACGAGATTTCCTTAATTACTTAAATCTTAAAACTTAAAACTGGTCTTAATTATGTCCTATACACAAACCGATTTAACAAATATTCAAAACGCGATCGTAGCTCTGGCCAAAGGCGAACGCGTCGTCAGCGTGTCTACCAGTAACGGCAAAAGTATAACCTACGGACAATCACAACTTAAAGATCTGCAAGCCTTGCGCGATTCCATTCGTACCGAACTGGATAATAGCTCATCGACCACGCGCCGGTTTGTCCTCATTCAGACAGACAAGGGATTGTAACCATGCTGCTGCCAGCGCATAAAATAGTCGATCAATACGGCCGACCAATTCCACGAATGGCCAGCGATTTTGAAGGCGCCGCGACCGGTCGCCGCATGGGATCATGGGGCACGTCTTCCGCCGGTGTCAATTCAACATTATTTTCATCGCTCAATACATTGCGTTCGCGTTCGCGCGAACTTCGCCGCAACAATCCGCTGATTGACGGCGGCGTCGATACGTACGCCGCAAACATTATCGGATCCGGAATAAATCCGCGCTGGCGGTTAGACGATAAAGTTTTAAAAAAAGAAATTCAGGAACTATGGGGCGACTGGATTAAAGAATCAGATTTGCTGGGGATAAATGATTTTTACGGCCAGCAGACTTTAGGCGCCAATGCCATGATCGATGCCGGAGAATTTCTCAGCCGTTTTGTAACCGTCGGTCCCGGCGAATATAATTCCGTTCCTTTAAAAATTCAATTACTGGAAGCGGATCATCTTGATGCGTCATATTACGATATTAAAAATAACAATGAAGTCCGGATGGGTATCGAAATAGATAAGCTAGGCCGCCGCCTGGCTTATTGGATCTGGAATGAACATCCCGGCGAATTGCTTTCTTTTAGAGTGGCCTCATCCCAGCGCGTCCGCGTCCTGAAAGAGGACATGACCCATGTTTTCAAACCGGTGCGTATAGGTCAAATGCGCGGCCGTCCATGGTTGTCGTCTATCATTGTCAAAATGCACGAGTTGGATCAATACAGCGATGCCGAACTTGTCCGGAAAAAAGCCGCCGCCATGTTCGGCGGATTCATTATAGAAAAATTAAATTATGAAAACAATCCCAGCTCCGGTTTGGGCCGGGAAGTATCGAACGATACTAATGGTAATACAATTATAGCCCTGGAGCCGGGAACTTTCCCGGAATTGCCGATCGGCAAAGAAGTCCAATTTTCTCAGCCGGTCGATGTCGGCATAACATACGAAGCTTGGATCAAACAGCAGTTGCGCGAAATCGCCACAGGCATGGGAATCACTTACGAACAATTAACGACCGATTTAACCGGTGTCAACTATTCATCCATACGCGCCGGCCTCCTGGAATTCCGCCGCCGCATTAATCAATTACAGCATCAAATCATTATACATCAGTTTTGCCGGCCCATAGCCGAACGCTGGATGGACACGGTAGTATTATGTGGCGCAATAAAAATCAAAGATTACTACGCTAACCGCCGCAAATATTTGCGCATTGAATGGCGTCCGGACGGCTGGGACTGGGTGGATCCTGTGAAGGATCAGCTTGGCGAACAGATGGCTATTCGCAACGGCTTCAAGTCACGCACGCAGGTAGTCGCGGAAAGAAACAATAGCCGCGATATCGAAAAAATTGATGAGGAAATCGAAGAAGACAATAAGCGCGCCGACGGCAAAGGACTCGTTTACGATAGCGATCCGCGCAGAACATCGGCATCCGGCGCAATGCAAACAGTCATTGAGGAAGTAATGAATCCACAAAACAAGGGGAAGAACAATGAATAATTCAATAATGCTTTTATTCGATAGAATATTTAACCGCCCCTGGCTGATTAATCCGGCCAGCATGAATACCATATTGAGTATTTTAAGCGCGCACATGGGCAAAGAAATACCGATCAAAGGAAAAATGCTAGCCCTTCCCTCTTCCATCGGTTCGCGTCCCGGAATATCAAACTCGGCCGGCATTGCTGTGATTCCTGTATGCGGCGTTCTCACATACAGGGACGATGGATTTATAGATTGGCTTTTCGGCGACACTACCTACGAAAACATTCGCGCCCAATTTCAGGAAGCGCTGGCGGATCCCAACATTACAACAATAATTTTGGATGTAGATAGTCCCGGCGGCGAAGTATCCGGATGTTTTGATTTGGTTGATGAAATATTCAACGCGCGCGGAACAAAACCTATCTTTGCGGTTATTAACGAAAGGGCGGACTCCGCGGCATACGCGATCGCATCAGCAGCCGAAAAGATTTTTCTTCCGCGCACGGGTCATGTGGGTTCTATCGGCGCCATTATGGAACATCGGGACCAAAGCAAAATGGATGAACAAGACGGCATTAAATATACTCCGATATTTGCCGGCGCACGCAAAAACGACTTTGACCCTCACCTTCCGTTATCTACGGAAGCGCAAAAAGTCGCGCAGGATATCATCAACTCGACATACGAACTTTTTGTAAAAACAATCGCAAGGAATCGCGGCATCAGCCCGCAAGCTGTCCGGGAAACGGAAGCCGCGTTGTATTACGGGAAAAACGCGGTGGAAATTGGATTGGCCGATTCCGTCGCCCCCTGGACAAGAGCAATAAGCGAAATCACAAAGAAGAAAATTAAAGGAGGTATAAGTATGGACGTCAAAGAAATGATTGAAAAGTTGCGGGCGCTCGGAAAAGACATACCCGCGGAATTGATGTCGGCATTAGCCGAATTGGGTTTTGTGCCGAAAGCACAGGCAGCCCAGCCGGATCGCGCCGCTATTATAGCGGAGGTTATGGCGGCATTCGCATCGGGCATGAAAATCAAACCGGAACTATTGGCCGGCGATATCGGCAAGGTCGATTATGCACCCATCATAACCGCGATCAAAAAAGAAGCCACGGATGAATTGCTTGCCCGCGTCAAAGGCATTTTGGAAGTATGCGCCCTGGGCGGTAAAGAAAAACTGGCTTTCGGTCTGATTTCTTCAAGTGCCACAATTGAAGACGCGCGCAAAAAAGTATTGGAAGCCAAACAATCCGATTCACATCAACACGGTATTCAGAGTTCGGTCGGCGCACTGGGTACCGGCGAAGTAAGTCCGTTGATCTTGGATGCGCAAAAACGCGCCCAGGCAGTAGAAAAAAGCAAAAAGTGAATGGTGAATAGTAAAATATAAAAAACAAATTGTCATTCCCGCGGAGGCGGGAATCCAGGAAAAATAAAAAACCTTTTAAGGAGGATTTAAAAATGAAAATCATGTTTAGTTTATTGGCTCTTATAAGCCTTGTTTTTCTTCAATTCAGCGGAAACATCGTAAGATATTTTCGCAAGGGATTATCGAATCAGCGTGGATCAAGCCAAACCGAAGGCGATTATCTCGGCGACGTCCTGAAATTAGAAGCCGCAAACAATTATTCGCGCGAAACAGTTACGATAGAATCCGGCCAGGATTTAACGCTTGGCGCCATACTTGGACGTAGAGAATTGGGAACCTGCCCGACAACCGGCACAGCGGGATCCAATACCGGTGGTGGTACATGCACAAGTGTTACAGCCGGATCGAAGGCCAAAGTCGGCATTTATACATTAAAGTGTATTATTAAACAATCTGGAGCCGGCATATTTTCTGTCGAGGATCCGGACGGCTATGCTCTGCCCAATGCAGTAGTTGCCGCGGCATACACCAACGATCAAATTAACTTCATAATAAATGACGGTACGCCTGATTTTGAAGTCGGCGACATCTTTACTGTTACAATCGCCGAAGGCAGCCTTAAATGTGTGGAGTTGGATCTTGATGCAGTTGATGGATCTCAGAACGCTTACGGCATGCTTATCGCTGATTGCGATGCAACAACCGCCGATACTTCCGCCGTGGCCATTATCCGCGACGCCATAGTCATTGAAGATAATCTTGTATGGCCATCAATGTCGCCGGCAATTAGCGACGCCCAGATAGCCACGGCAATGGCGCAGCTACTGGCCAAAGGAATAGATACAGCGGACGAAGCATAATTCAGATGTCATCCCGGCGAAGGCCGGGATCCAGGATTAAGAAGGTAAAAATATAACAAATAAAAAAAATAAAATAATTATCGTAGGAGGAAATAACGATGAAAAAAATATCAAGATATTTTGGGAAATTAAAGGATCCCTTTTCACTTTCCAATTTTATTCCCGGGCAATTGCGTAATCAGCGCGGCGATACAGGCGGAGAAATCATCAACCCTTTTGAGCAGGATTCCTTTACTATGGCGAATCTCTGCGCGGCAATCAATATTCTGCCCAATCTTTACGGCAGGGTGAATCAACTAAACATTTTTGGTAATGTTGAAGGGATCACAACGCGAACCGCGGTAGTCGAAGAGCAAAACGGCATATTAAATCTTTTGCCCACTTTGCCGCCCGGCTCTCCCGGAACCCAGAACAAAATGGGCAAGCGCACAACGCGGTCGTTTACCGTGCCTCATATTCCCCTGGATGATATTATTTATCCGGCAGAGTTTTCCGGCGTGCGCGCGTTCGGCCAGACCAATCAACTGGACACTCTTGTCGCTGTAATGAACAGACATCTGCAAGCGGCAAAAAATAAATTTGCAATCACCATCGAGCACATGCGCATGGGCGCTTTAAAGGGCATTATTCTTGATGCTGACGGATCAACTCTTTTCAACCTCTATACGGAATTCGGCATTACCGCCAAGACAATCAGTTTTGCGCTGGGTACTGCCGGCACGAATGTCGCCGCTAAATGCCGCGAAGTATTGCGACACGTTGAAGATAATTTAAAAGGCGAAGTAAAAACAGAAGTGCGCGCCCTGGTATCATCGGGATTTTTTGATGCTCTCATCGGCCATGCCAATGTTGAAAAATTTTATGTCAACTGGCAGGCCGCGGCCCAGATAGCCGGTGTGGATCCCCGCAGCGGATTCCCCTTTGGCGGAATTATCTGGGAAGAATATCGCGGTACGGCAACTGATAAAGACGGCAATACTCGCGCATTCATAACCGCCGACGAAGGCCATGCCTACCCGGTTGGTACATCAAACACGTTCAAACAGATTTACGCTCCGGGCGAATTTCTTGAAACAGTCAACACTCCCGGCATTGAATTATATGCCAAGCAAGCAATCGAAAAGATGGGCCGCTGGGTTGATTTGCATATGGAATCAAATCCGCTGCCACTGTGCTGTCGTCCGGGTGTGTTGGTCAAATTAACAAAGTAGTTAAGTAATTAAGAATTAAGTAATTAAGCAATCCCCGGCGTAAGCCGGGGAACTTAAAACTTGACCCTTAAAACTTAAATCTGGAGCGAGTAAAGTGAGCGATGAAATCTTAATCATAACCGGATCCGCGCCTTGCGTCATGGAAGACATCAACGCTTTTTTGTCATTGCGAGGCGTCTCTCAGACGCCGTGGCAATCTTATGACTTTATGGCGATCGGCCTGGACGCCGTTGATAAATATCTCTGGCCGATAAAATATTTTGCCACTCAGCATCCTACGGAAATTGAAAAGTCAATCGGCCGCCGTGTCTTGTCCTGTGGCAATATTGATTTTAAGATAATCGCCCATAAAAAACAGAAAGTCAAATCATCCGGCCGGGAATTAGTTGATATCGTTATTCCCATGGAGGATGGCGTTCGCGGCAGCTCTTCGCTGATGGGCGTCCAGGCCGGCATTCAATTAAACTATAAAAAAATCATTCTTTGCGGCTGTCCGCTAACCGGAAAGAATAGCAATAATTATGAATACGCCAATTATCAAGCCGGCTGGCTGGCAAAGTATGAACAAATAAAAAACGTGGCGCGCTCCATGTCCGGATGGACCAAAGAATTACTAGGGGCGCCGGATGAGTCCTGGCTATTAGAAGCATATTGCTCTGAAAGCCTAGAGCGAACAATCCCAGGAGCGTAAGCGACGCGGGAGACAGAGGAAAGGCTCACGATGAACTATAAGAATATCATCCCTGAAGTTGATGGTTGGATGTCTGACCGGTGCTGCGAGTTTCTATATACGCTTGCCCGGCAGATGGAAAGCATTGCGGAAGTCGGCTCCTGGAAAGGCCGGAGCACGCATCCGCTTTGTTCGGGATGTAATGGCACGGTCATCGCCATTGACAACTGGGGCGGATCCGCCGGTGACGGGTTGGTAATCCCGGAAAAAGAGCGGGCGACGGATGCTGTTTTTCAGAAGTTTTTGAAGAATACAGCGGGGTTAAAAAACTTGATTGTCAACCGCAATGATAGCGTGGTTGCGGCAGCACAGTACCCGGATAAATTCTTTGATATGGTTTTTATCGATGCCGAGCATACTTACGAATCCGTCAAGGCGGATCTGGAAGCGTGGACGCCGAAGGCGAAGAAACTGATTTGCGGCCATGATTATCATGTAACGCGAAGCGCGGGCGGGGAAGATGTATTTCCCGGCGTCGCGCGGGCGGTTGATGAGAAATTCGGGACCGTGGAAACCATGGGCATTATCTGGTTCAAGTGGTTAGAGGGCGGATTATGCGAATTGAAGTAATAACCTGCTGCTATAACGAGGAATTCCTGGTGCCGTTTTTTCTCGGGCATTATGGTTTTGCTGACAGGATCAACGTATTGCTGGACGCTGATACCCGGGACCGTTCCGCGGAGTTGCTGCGGGAAAATGAGCGGGTAAGAATTATTCCACTGAGATATCCTGACGGTCTGGATGATTTAATCAAAGTAGCGGCCATTAATAGTCTATATGCTGAACTCCAGTGCGATTATGTCCTGATCCCGGATTTTGATGAATTCATTTTCATGGACCGGGACGGATTGCAATTATTGCCGGCCGATCAATCTATTTTTACGGTCAACCTTTATAAGATATACCGGCACGTTTCGGAGGCCGATCTGGACTGCAACGCCCTGATTAAAGACCAGAGAAGGCATGGGGGAAATGGGTGTTATAAACCCATTATCGTCCGCGGCGGTATTCCGTCGTTGCAATGGACTCCTGGGAACCACAACATCAACAGGCCCATATCGGATACGGGGATCATCGGAGCGCATTGGACCATGGCTGATCCGTGCTTTTGCGTGCATCGGCGGGCCGAAAACAGAACCAATAGAAACAGTGCGGTCAATAAAAAAATGGGATTAGGACGCCACCTCAACGGCGTCACGATGCGGGACGTTCTGGATGAATGTCAAGCACATGAAAATGATCCGGTAGTATTTTAAAGGCTCAATATGGAAACGACAGACAAAATATTTATCGAGAATAACATATGCTCAATTAACGATTACATCATCAATACACTAATCCGAACAAGAGAGGATTTAATCGCGAAAGGAGCATTGAAACTTGTACCGGTATTGGAAGATCTGATCATCCATACGCGGCTGGCCAAGGAAAAGGGCTTAAAGATTGAGGGTAGGTTAAAGGAATATTTTTACACAATCAGGTCACTCGGTTTTTCCCGTGATCGTGGATGGCAGGACATAGAAGTTGTGGGGAACCAGGTCGTCATAAGGACTGATTCTATAAATAAAAAGAAGGCGGATTACGAAATACTGGAAGGGTTGAATATACTATGAAATCGAAAGTTGATCAGGAACATAAAAATAAATTTGAAAAAGTCTGGGATAAAGGAGATTACCGCCAGGGATCCACGGCGCAACGGATGTATAAACGTATCCTGGATATCATTCCCATGGATGCGACTATAAATGATTATGGTTGCGGTACCGGCCGGGCCGAAGTCGAATTGCTTCAAACACGTCCGGTACAAATAATTACCATGATCGATATCGCCGAAAACGCCCTCGAAGCTCCGGCGCGAGAACTCATAGATAACCCGAAAACTAATTTAAGTTTCATCATGTCCGATTTAAGCGATCTGTCCGCCGTGCCTCATGCCGACTGGGGCATGTGCATCAATGTATTAATGACTGTCCAGAAAGACAAACTCGATATCATATTAAAAGAAATCCGCCGCACATGCGACAATCTGATTTTCGAAGCATACGACTTTGAAGACAAGCGCTGTGGTTGGCAAATGACCACAGTCAAACTTGACAAAATTCAATGGCAGGCAAAGCTCCGCGAATTCTGGCCGGAAGTAAAATTTGAACCGTCGCCGGAATCAAACCGTAGATATATATTTGTATGCCAGTCAAAGGCTGAAGACCGAAGGCCGAAGGAAGAAAACCAAGGACAGAAGGCTAAAGACCAAAGGCTGAAGGAAAAGAATAATGTCATTCCCGCGCAGGCGGGAATCCAGAAACTCCAGAACAAATACGCGGGCCAGACTTGCTACATTATAGGCCGCGGTCCGTCTTTGCTCAACATCAAAAAAGAAAATATCGGCGCCGGTCCGGTGATTGTCATTAATGAAGCAATTTATAACATCGCGGCATTGAAACTTGATAACGATATCTATTCGCAATGGCGCAACGGTGACATGCCCGACGAATTGCCGCAATATTTAAAAGCCGGCGATACTCTTTTGTTATGCGAAAATAACGTGCCGCAATATGAAAACAAGGTCGATAAATACAAAGATTACAGTCCGCTTTACTTTTTCGAATGCCGCCGCGATTTGAGTCACAATCCGGAAGTGATGTTCTCGCATGCCGCTGCCGTTGAAATCGCCGTGCGCATATTTGGTTGCACAAAACTTGTCATGATGGGCTTCGATTCCTATCTCAATGACGACCGCACAGTTTTAAAACATGGCTTTGTTAAATCTGAATTCCGTCCGGGCGATTATCGCGAACAAATCAATATCATCGAAAGCCGCCTGGCAGAAATGCCGATGATAAAAGCTCAATGGTATTTCCCGCCGGTAATTAAAGAACCGATTAAACTTAACATCGGATGCGGCGACGTGCCAATTAAAGGTTATGTGAACATCGATCTGCATGTAGAGGCTGCCGACGTCAAGATGAACGCGCTGGAGCTTGAATACGCCGACGGCGAAGTCGACGAAATATACAGTTCTCATTTACTCGAACATTTCGGAAAGAACGACGTACCGAAAGCATTGAAAGAATGGTACCGCGTATTGAAAAACGGCGGCAAGCTATCCATGAATCTGCCTAACCTGGAATGGTGTTTAAAAAACTGGCTCAATCAGCCTGAAGATAAAAAATGGGGATTGCCGTTGGACATGATTTACGGCCTGCAAACTAACGACGGCGAATATCACAAAACCGGTTTTACCCGGTCGCGCCTGGAACAACTTCTTAAAGCTGCCGGCTTTAAAAATATATCCATAACCGATCATCAGTCCCACGCGCAAAGCTGTTTTAAAGTTGAATGCGTCAAAAATCTTAGCGTCACAGTTATAACCCTAACCGGCGATCGTCCAGACGCCTTTGCCCTGTGCCGCCGCTGGATGGAAAATCAGACTGTGCCGCCGGATCAATGGATAGTCATTGATGATGGTAAAGATCCTTTATCTGTCATTCCCGCGCAGGCGGGAATCCAGAACGTTGATTATATTCGCCGCGTGCCGTTGCCGACGGATCCGAAGCACACCATGATCATCAACATGAAAGAAGCCGTTAAGCACGTTACCGGCGATGTCATCCTGATAATGGAAGACGACGAATACTACGCGCCGAAATATATCGAAACAATGCTTTCCAAGCTGGAAAAATTCGGAGTCGTCGGCATTGGCCGGTCGAAATATTATCACTTGCCAAGTGGGAAATATCTCAAAGATTGCAACATGGATAATGCTTCGCTGGCACAGGTTGGATTTCGCAAGAGTTTTTTGCCGGAATTTACGGAACTATTGGCCGGCGATCAATATGTCGATATGCGCATCTGGAAACATGTCGGAGACACTAAAACATTGCGCTGGAACGATACCGATAGAAGTCCGGATCGGAAGATTAACGGCCGCGGTTATATCTTTGATGATGGGGAAAATCATCTTTACGTCGGCATGAAGGGATTGCCTGGCCGTGCCGGGATCTGCTGGGGACACAAAGGAGAACATACACATTACAAATTACAAGATACTCCAGACAGGAAAATATTGAAAAGTTGGGTTGGTGATGATGCGGGATATTATCTGCAAGTAATCGAAACATAATGAGAGCGGACGGGCCGGGATGCTACGAACATCCCACAGGTAGGGAAAACCTGCCGAAAAGCCCGCCGGAGAAGGGCATACAACAAAAAGGGAGGAACGTCAATGGATCTAGTCGGAAATCATGAATTTATTACGATTGTTGTTGCATTACTGCTTTGGGAAATCATTCGGCAAGCGATTGCGTATTTTTTCAAAAAGTTTTCCAGCGAAGAATATTTGACGAAAAAAGACTGCGAAGCATGCAGCCAGCGGCAAAAATCAAAAACTGATGGAGACAGCATCAAAGATATATTGGATTGTATGCAAGTAATGCGCGGTATCCTTTTAGTTGTCGCGGTAAAGAGTGGAGTCAACGTAGAAGCGTTGAAAGACTTAACGAAGATGTAAGGTGAGGGTGAAAATCTTGGACCTCGAAATTATTAGAAAAATATTTACTGACGAATCCACAATCGGCGATTTCGTTGTCAACGGGATCCGTTATTACTATTCGCTGGAAGATAAGGATCGCCAGCGGCAGGAAGACGGGACGATTATCCCCTGGACAAAAGAGTTAAAGATTCCCGGCGTGACAGCGATTTCTTATGGCAGATACGAAGTTACAACCAACTGGTCCAACAGGTTCAAAAGAATCATGCCGCTATTGTTGAACGTGCCTGATTACGACGGCGTGCGTATCCATAACCTTAACACGGACGAACAAACAGAAGGATGTCCGGGCATCGGATATACTAAAGCAGAAAATTTCATCGGAGAAAGCAAAAGAGCCTTCAACGATTTTATGCCGCGATTGGTCGCGGCGCTGAAAATAGGCAAAGTTTATATAACGGTGAAGGGTGAAAAGTGAAGACCGGAATCGTCAAACGTAAGTTAGAGGCAAAAAAAGCAAAGAGGCAAAAGAGGAAGAAGAAAAAATGAAAAGCAAATTATTCAGAATCAATAAAAAAGACATTCTGCGCGGTTTTGGAATTGCCGCCAGTGCTGCCCTTACTTATTTATTTGCGCTCATGTGCACGGGCATCGTCCCGGATATGGGTATGATCAAGGGAACGGCGTCGGTATTTGTGGGATCCGGCGGCAGTTATATCCTCAAAAACTTTTTCACAAATTCAAATGATCAATTTTTTAAAAAGGAATCCGGCGATGACAATAAATAAATACATAGTCTATGCTTTATTTGCGGTCATTATTTTGGCTGGAGCGTCTGCCGTTTATAATTGGTTTACGCCGGCGCCGAACACGCCGGTAAATACCTGGGTAAAACCGGCTGAGCCGAAAGTCGTGACCAAAATTAAACGCGTTGAGGTTCCCGGCCCTGAAAGAATTATCACCATCGAAAAACAAGTTGTTGTCGAAAAATTAAAACTTCCCGACTGGATAAAAGACGACGTTAATAAGCAAGTCATCGCCACGGCGGAAATCGCTCCGTATGAGGGCAAGACCAATGCCGCGGCAATACTGGACACAAAGACAGGTCAAAGCGAAATTATCGCCAAGCAAGTGCCTTTATCGCTGTTTGGCTTTGAAAATAAAAAAGAGTTGGGCGTCCGCGTCGGTTATTCCACGGATGAATGGGAAATGCGATCGACGGTATTCGGCCGCTGGCAATTCGCGCGGATCGGCAACATTCACCTGGGAATTTACGGCGAAGCCAATTCCCGCGGCGAAGGCATCGGTCAACTAGAATTAACTTACAGGTTTTAATGAGACTCGCTGAAAACAAGTGAAACGCAATTTGAAGCGTTAGTTGAATTATCCCAGGAGCGTAAGCGACTATGACAACAGCATTTGATACGGCAATAATAGATATGCTTAACGATCCAAACGTCGGCGATGACGCGACATACACGCCGACCGGCGGCACGGCAGTAGCGACAAGAGTTTTCTTCCAAAAGGAAGACGGAGCGGTTCTGGGCATGAAAGGATATCTTATCCGGATTGAAGGACTGACATCGATATTCAGCTCCGCAAAACCGGGCGAGACAGTGACCGTCTTAGGTACAACATACAAAATAAAAGAGCCGCCGCATGAGTCAGACGACGGAATGAGCATAATCGAGTTGTCAGTCGATTAGAGGATTAGAAGTTTGGAAGTTTAGTGTCATTCCCGCGCAAACGGGAATCCAGGAGGTTTAAAATGGCAAAGGTAGACACACAAACTGTGACGATGAATGTTGAAGTGAAATATAAAATATCTTTTTGGGATGCTCTGAAATTGAGAATTGCCGGCAAAAATTATCAGACTGTCGCAAAAGAAATTATTAAAACATTAAAAAAAGGAAAAACGAAGTGAGCGATTCAAAACGACAACAGATCATCGATAAAGTCAAAGCGAGAATGCAGACAATCACAACGGCAAATGGTTATAAAACCGACGCCGGCCAGCATGTCTTCACATGGCTTAGCCGTGTTCTGGCCGATTCCGAACTTGACGCGATCGATATCCGCGATAAGACGTGCCCGCAAGAACAGAGTTCTTTAAGTCTTTATACCAATAAATTACGTGTTGAGTTTGAGGCAAAAACAAAAGCCGCTTCGATAACGGACGAAGCCGCGCGAGAGATATTAGACGATATTTATAAAGCGATCGGTGTTGATGATACCTGGGACGGTCTGGCCGAAAATACAGAGCCGATTGAAAACAATATGGATATACAGCAAAGCGATAAAATTGCGGGGGCGGCAACGATAGTAGTTGAAATCGAATATACCACAGAAAAATGGAGTTTTTAATGAGCCTTGATTTTTCAAAACGCAGTACATGAAAAATCTTAGAGCGAACTATCCTTGAACGAAGTGAATGGGATAAAAACAGGGGCGGCAATCGCACCTTTTAAAGAGGAGGTAACAAACAATGAGAAGCGTACAAGCTACACATAATCAGTTTGCCGTATCGGCAAATACGAAGGAAACCGCAATCAATACGGAGCAGACACTGGATACCCAGATGCTATGCGCGTTGAGTGATGTTATGAATCTGGAACCGCGCCGCGAAGATAATTCCAACGAGGCCATTGGTTTGGAAGAGCCGGATACCGTTTATGACAACGGCGCTCTGGCCGGCATGACTATGAATTTTGAAAAAGCCCAGCCTCAGCATTTCGCCTTTTTATTGGCGTATGCGCTGGGGCAAGTATCCACAGCGGTTAAAGGGGACGGGTATCAGCACACCATCACGCCGATTAGCGGAGATCTGGACGAATCGCGGTCGAATCCATCGTTTACACTGGCCCAGCGATACGGCAAAACAGTCGTCAAAAGACGTTATGCGTCTTGCTTCGTAGATTCCGTGACTTTTTCATTTATCCGCGATGCCTGGGTCAAATTATCGGGAGTCATCAAAGCGACCGGAAAGTTTACCAATAACATCGAATCGGAAACCGTGAGCGCGGCCGGAGACGCCACAACGATAACATTAGCCAGTAACGGTGTTCATGGCGCCACGGCGGCAGAAAGACTGGCCAATGTCCAGCATGTCTACGTCGAATTGTCGGCAGGCGTAAAGACCGAAGTGACAGTCACGGCCGTGTCCGATGCTTCGCCCGCTGTTCTGACGATTGTAGATCCGGGAGGAACCTCAAGTCCCGCTGTGGATTATGAGGTCCTTTACATTCCGGATGAATCCGGCTGGATGACATTCCCGGCGCGTATATCGGAAACACCGCTGCGCGTTTCCGAAGTATCCGCTATCTTTGGCGGCAAATGGACAGGATCGGCATTTTCCGGCGGACGCACAATTGCCGCGGAAGTCAAGTCGGTGGAAGGAACATTCAATAATAACGGCGAATGCCAGTTTACCCTTGGCGCCGGCGGAGATTATGCCAGCCGTTATGTCCGCAACGGACGAACGCAAAAAGTCAAACTCGATCGGGAATTCCGCGAATTCATTATGCAACAGCACATTGAAGACAATGATACTTTCGGCCTCTATATCAAAGCCGAAGGCTCATTGTATGATGAGACATATAAATACCAGGTCGAAATTATTTACCCGAAGTGTGCCGTTATGACATCGCCGATATCCGTCGATAACAAGCGACTGGGTGAAAGCGTTGACGTTCAGGTTCTGGAAGACGCCACTTACGGCAGCATTATCGTGAAGGTGCAAAATTTACAGGCCACCTACGCGGCGTAGACCAGTGAAGGGTGAAACAATAATCCCTTCACTTGTCACGATTCACATTTCACGAATTTAAAAGGAGAGCACATGGCAAAAGCGAACAATGCCGACGTAGTTAAAAAATATCAGATCGGCGGCAAAACATACATTCAGAAAAAATTAGTACTGGGACAGGTCCGGCAACTCGTAGAACATCTGGACGGCATATCATTCCCGGCCGATCTTAATTTTGATTTTCCCGGATTAATAACAGTGTTGGGCGACAAGCTACCGATCGCCCTGGCCATTTGTCTGACTGAAGAGGGGAAGAGTCCGCGCGATAAGGATATTGCCGCGCTGGCCGGGGAATTGGATTTTTCCATCGATGTCAAAACATCGTTACAGGCAGTCAAGGATTTTTTTTTCTTGAACCCGACCTCTTTGATTTTGGAAAGCCTGAAAGGAATGATCGAAGGACTAACGAAAAAGACGGCGGATCTGGAGACTGGATTGAAGAAATAGCCGTTCTTCTTTCCGGCGGCTTTATCATACAGCGGGACGCGATCATTTGGAATTATACTCTTGATGATTGCAAGCCATACATAAAATATCGCGGCCGGGAAGTTCTTTTTAGAGAAGCAATATTGGATTTTATGGGCGTTAAGACGGAAGAACAACAAGGTTGCAACGAAAAACAAAAAACAGCATGCCGGGAAATGTTCGGCGATCATTTGGATTGGGCATGTAAAAATTGTTAAAATGAATGATTATAAAGGATAGTTATCTTGGCTGATCAACAAGTATTAGTAAAAATAATGGGCGATGTCGCCGATATCAACGCCAAACTCAATGATTTTAAGGGGCGTATGGAAGGCGTAATTTCCCAGCAGAAACGTCTTGGCTCGGAAAGCAAGACATCCTGGGCCATGGTTGCGGCTGGAATTGCATCTGTTATTTATGCCACTCAGCAAATCATTTCTAAAACATCATATTTTATTAATTCCTACATGGAAGCGGAATCGGCCACCATGAAACTGGCCGTGGCCATGCGCAATCAGGGCGATTATACCAAAGAGGCATTTGACGATCTTGTAAGTTATGCCGAACAACTGCAAAAAACAACGGCATTTGAAGATGACCAGATTAAGGCGATGATGGGCAATCTCAAAACCTATGGCATGACCAACGAGGAAGTCAAAAAAGCCACAAAAACCGTTCTTGATTTTGCCACTGCCAAACGTGACGAAGGAATGTCCGTTGAATCCGCCAGTGAATTAATCGGCAAAGCCTATCAAGGGCAGACCGAAAGATTAAAGCGTTACGGCATTGTCATTGATCAGAGTATTCCTAAAGCGCAGCAATTTGACGCCGTCATAACTCTTTTAAATGATCGTTTCGGCGGAGCCGCGGCCGCGGATCTGGAAACATATGCCGGTCAGTGGAAACAGATAAAAAACGAGTTTCAGGATATCGCGGAAGTGATCGGTCTCGTCTTGCTCAAATCAATTGAAGCAGTAAATTTCGTCCTTAGTATGACTTCGGTCGCATTCTGGACGATGGTAGAAGCAGTTAATAATTCTTTGGCTTGGCTTGCGGAAAAATTGGGTAAAATAGATTTTGTCCCAGGGTTTAAAGACAATGCAAAAAACATGAAGGCGTTGGCCGCGCATTTACGGGAAACAGGTAAGGAATATGCCGGTATCAAATCAGAAGCCCTGAGAATGGCCAATGCGAACTATACAGCCCTTACATCGTTTGATAATGTAGACAAAGCCGTCTCCAAAATGAAACCCGGCAAACGGACGCTCGCGCCGGTGGATCCGGAAATCGGAAAGGCTCAGGATGAATGGGCGAAAACACTTCGCGATTTACAGGCCGATATCAACAAAGTCGACCTCAGTCCGCTTGATCAGAAATTAATCGAAATAACTAAAAAAGCCGCGGACCTCATGGCAGGGATCCCTAAAAAACTTCCCGCCGCGGAAAAAACAAAAGCGAAAGAAGCGATCAATCTCTGGGAAACGTCTCAAACTCAGGACGCTATCAAACAAGAACAGAAGAAAATCGCAGAGGACCAATTCAAAGAGCGGAGCGAATTAAATAATCGCCTGGTCGCATTGTCTCAGCAACTGACGGAATCCGAATCATCCGAGTCACAAAAACGTGTCATCGCCGCTGAGGCTTCCGCTGAAAAACAACGCATCACTGCAATTGAAGCCTACGATGAAGGATTAATTGGTTTTGAAACCTATAAGGAAAATATCGCCCGGATTGAGACGGCAAGAGACAAGGAAATCGAAAAAATAAATGCCGAATCTTTGAAGACTATCCGGGAAAGCGAAATCAACGATCGCCTTTATGCCCTGGATCTGGCCGAAAAAGAAGGCACATTCCATCGCGACACAATCAACGAGCGTGTCACGCTTATGAAGGAATTGCTCGACGTTCAGGAAAAATATTTGCAGTCTTTGGATAAAGCAAAGGATCCAGCCGGATGGTACGCGCAGAAAAACGCGATCGATAAAACCAAAGAATCACTAATTGGATTAAAAGAAGAACAGGCTCCGGTTACTGCCGCTTTGAGATCTTATGCCGATGAAGCTACGGATGTATGGAAAAATGTCGCCACAGCCACAAAGAGTATACTGGGTGAAATGACAGATTCCCTGGTTGATTTTTGCATGACCGGAAAAGCAAATATTACTGATCTGGTTAATTATATTATTAAGGAACTTCTGAAAATAGCAATTCAGAAATATTTTACTGGCAGTTTATCATCGGGATTGTCATCTGCTATTGGTCTAGTCACGAGTTTGTTGGGCAGCGTTAGTGGAGGAAGCGCGGGAGCATCTTCGCCGGGTTATGAATCGGCGGCATCCGGCGTATCCGCTGTTTCTTATGCTCCCTTTACGATGAATGCTCTTGGCAATATTTTTAGTCGTGGCCTCTTGCAGGAATTTGCCGGCAGCGGAGTAGTCGTCAATCGTCCAACGTTTTTCCCTATGGCCAACGGTGCCGGGCTCATGGGCGAGGCTGGACCAGAAGGAATTATGCCCTTAAAACGTAATTCCCGCGGACAACTGGGCGTAATCGCGGAGGGCAGCGGCGGCTTTACTGTCAGAATAGATCAAACATTCCATGGACCAACAAGCAAAGCACTAATTACAGACATGAAAAACGCAATGGAAGAAACGGCAATTAATGTATTGAAGAGGCATTCATAATGAGCAACATGGTTTTAGGCGGATATACTTTTGCGGTGCAGCCGTCAAAAATGACATTAATCGAAAAAGATAGATCGGTTGCCTATGTGCAGACCTACTCGTCAGTAGCCTTTTTTTCATGGGGCGTAGATTATGACGGAAAAACGATTGAATTGTTTTGGGCTTCCATGCCGACATCGCAAT